GGCGAAGCGATGGTGGCGAAGTATCGCCCGAGGGGCGGCGCCATGCCCGATTCCGACGTGCCGGTCGGCACCGAGTTGAACGACGAGGGAGACGGTTACGCTTGAACGACGCCGATAAGCGCGTCCTTCTGCTCGAGCGCAAGAAAGCGATCCTGAAGGCGCGCGCCGGCCTGATCGCTTTCGCGCGTTACATGAGCCCGGACCCGGACCGCCGCCTCGACCCTGGCCGGTCGTCGTACGAGGACGCGCGCCATCACCGGGTGATCGCCGCCGCGCTCGAGGAGGTCGAGGCCGGCCGGATCCGGCGCTTGATCATCAGTTGCCCGCCGCGCCACGGTAAGACGCGCCTGGCCTCGATCTGCTTTCCCGCCTGGTATCTCGGGCGCAACCCGCTCAAGTCGGTGGTGTTCGCCACCTACAACGACAAATACGCCCAGGATGTCGGCGGCGTCGTCAAGACGATGCTGCAGTCGCCGCTCTACCAGCACGTCTTTCCGTCGCTCAAGCTGCGCTATGGCGGCGCCGCCAACGACCGCCTGCGTATCGTCGACGGCGGCGACATGTTCTGCGTCGGCGTCGGCGGCACGCTGACCGGCCGCGGCGGCGACATCAACCTCCTCGACGACCCGATCAAGAACCGCCAGGAGGCCGACAGCGCCGTCGTGCGCGACAAGCTGTGGAATTGGTATCAGAGCGTGCTGCGGACCCGCATGATGACCAAGGAGGCCGCGCTGGTCGTCATCGCCACCCGCTGGAACGAGGACGACCTGATTGGCCGTCACATCGACCCGACCAACCCGTATTTCTCGCAGGAGGAGGCGGACAGCTGGCGCATGATCAACCTGCCGGCGCTCGCCGAGCATGACGACCCGCTTGGGCGCGAGATCGACGCCCCCTTGTGGCCGGCGCGCTTCGACGAGCCGTTCCTCGCCGACCAGCGCCGGTCGGATCCGCGCGCCTTCACCGCCCTTTATCAGGGCCGCCCAACGCCGGCCGAGGGCGCCTTTTTCAAGGCGGACTTCATCCGTACCTACAACAAGATGTCCGACCTGCCGCATGCCGACGCGATGCGCTATTACGGCGCCAGCGATTTTGCCGTCGCCACTAAGCAGGAGAACGACAAGTCTTGTCACCTGGTGGTCGGCGTCGACGAGAACGACAACATCTGGATCCTGCCGGACATCGTGTGGTCGCGCATGCCGTCGGACATGTCGATCGCCGCCATCATCAACCTGATGGCGAAATACCGCCCGGCGGTGTGGTGGGGCGAGAAAGGCCAGATCACCAAGTCGATCGGGCCGTTCCTGCGCAAGCGCATGCTGGAGAAGCGCGTCTATTGCGCGATCGACGAGATGGCGCCGATCTCGGATAAGCTCGCCCGGGCGCAGAGCATCAATGCGCGCATGGCGATGGGGCGCGTCTATTTCCCGAGTTTCACCCGTTGGTGGGCCGACGCGCGCGACCAGATCCTCAAATTTCCCCATAGCGGTTTCGACGATTTCGTCGACACGCTTTCGCTGATCGGGCTCGGCTTGATGAAGCAGCTTCCCGCCCGCGGCAAGCCGAAGGCCGCGCCTGCCGGCCCGAAGCTTTTCACGCTCGCTTGGGTCAAGGAAAACACCAAACGCGCGCAGGCGCTGGCGCGGGCGAGTGATTGGTGATGCAGTCGATCAGTCGACGGATATGGCTTAACTGGGACTGGTTTTGCGATTGGGTAGGTTGGGCTCCCGATCGACGGATTTATTCAGTTCTCGATGATGTTTGTTGAGGCAAGCGGCGATGCAAGGCCCTCCGAACCCCAACGATCCGGCGTTCAACCTGTTCGGCCCGGCGCCGGGCGTGCTCGGCGCAGCCATCCTGCAGACCGGCATGCAGGAGGCCAAGCTGATGGAGCGCGATCGGCCGGATCCGCCGATCGCGCGCAAGGCCCTGGTCAACGCCTGGGTCGCCGAGGTCAAGCACGCCAAGAAGCATTGGAAGCCCGCGTTCGAGAAGATGAAGGAGGACCAGGATTTTTGTATCGGCCGGCAGTGGTCGAAGAATGTCAAAGACAAGCGTTATGTCGCCAACATCACCCTGCGGGAAGTGACGCAGCGCGTGTCGTTCCTCTACGCCCGCAACCCGAAGGCGGTCGCCAAGCGCCGCGAGATGATCCTCAACACGGTTTGGGACGGCACCGAGCAGCAGCTTCAGGCGATTGAGCAGGCGGGCGCCATGGCCATGCAGGGCGGGATGCTGCCGGGCGCCTCGCCGCCGCCGGGAATGCCGCCAGGCGCCCCTGTAGGGCCGCCTGGCGCCCCTTCCGGCGAGCCGCCGGGGATGGCCCCCGGCATGCCGGGAACGCCGCCGCCCAACCCGATGATGGGGCCGGTGCTGCAGCAGGGCATGGCGATCATCCAGGACGCCAGCCAGGTGAAGCAGCAGACGGAGATGCTCGACAAGATCGCCAAGACCCTCCAACTGCTCTACGCCTACCAGGTCGGCCAGCAACTGCATCCGTTCAAGCAACTGATGAAGATGACCGTGCGGCGGGCGCTGACGGTCGGCGTCGCCTACGTCAAGCTCGGGTTCGAACGGGTGATGCAGAAGCGCCCGGACGTCGTCGCCAAGCTTTCCGACATCAACGAGCGCCTTGGCACGCTCGAGCGCCTGGCGGCCGACATCGCCGACCAGGAGAGCGACCCCGACAGCGCCGAAGCCGAACAGCTCAAGCTACTGGTGCAAGACCTGCAGCAGGAGGTCGAGTTCATCGCGCACGAGGGCTTGACGTTCGATTATCCGTCGAGCTTTTCGATCATCCCCGACACCAAGTGCGTGCATCTGCGCGGCTTTCTCGGGTCCGACTGGGTCGCCGAGGAATATATCCTGTCGCCCAACGAGGTGAAGGAGATCTACGGTAAGGACGTCGGCAAATCGTTTACCAGCTACCGCCGGCCCGACGCCGGCCTCGACGCCGGCGTCCGCGCCAACTTCCTGCAGTTGAGCGCCGACGATAAGGACAAGGGCACTGGCGACGACAAGCAGTGCTGCTGCGTTTGGGAGATCTACAACCGCAAGGACGGTCTGGTGTATGTCGCTTGCGACGGCTACCCGGATTTCCTGCGCGAGCCTGGCGCGCCCGACACGCCGCTCGAGCGTTTCTGGCCATGGTTCACCCTGACCTTCAACGAGACGGATCACGAAGACGAAGTGTTCCCGCCGTCCGACGTGCGGCTGATGCGCGACATGCAGCTCGACTACAACACGGCGCGGCAAGGCACGCGCGAGCATCGGCGGGCGGCGCGGCCGAAGACCGTCGTCAGCGCCGGCGCGCTTGACCCGGAGGACGTCGAGAAGCTCGAAAGCCACCCGGCCAACGCCATTCTCGAGTTGAATGGCCTGCAGCCCGGGCAAAAGGTCGACGACCTGCTGCAGCCGTTCACCGGGCCGGAGATCAACCCGGCGCTCTATGACGTCAGCCCGTACTTCGAGGACACGCTGCGCGTCGTTGGGTTTCAGGAAGCCAACATGGGGCCGACCAATAGCGACACCGCGACCCAGTCGCAGATCGCCGAGGCGAGCCGCACGACGACGATGGACTCCAACGTTGACGACCTCGACGACCTACTGACGCACCTGGCGAAATACGGCGGCCAGCTTTTGTTCGCCAACGTCAGCGAGGCGACGGTTAAGCGCATCGTCGGGCCGGGCGCGGTATGGCCTGACCTGACCCGCCAGCAGATCGCCGAGGAGGTCTGGCTTGAGATCGAGGCCGGCAGCTCGGGCAACCCGAACCAGGCGCAGCAGATCGCCAACGCGCAGCGGATCTATCCGCTGGTGATGCAGATCCCCGGCATCGATCCCGAATTCCTGGCGCGCGACCTGCTGCACCGCCTCGACGACAAGCTCGACCTGACGCAGGCGTTCAAGTCGCCCCTGCCGTCGATCGTGGCGATGAACACCGCTATGCGCGGCGGTCCGCCGCAGCCGGGCGTCGGGCAGATGGCGACGCCGGCGAAGGGTGCGACGCCGGCGAGCCCGCAGATGCAGCAGCAGGCCGGCGAGCAGAACGCGCCGCAGAACCCGCGCCCCGGCGGCAGCTTCCCGCCGCCGGTGCCCGGCCAGGCGAGCGGTCCGCCGACGCCGGCGCCCGGCATGCACCGCTTGACCGGGCCGACACACTGACGCCTTCGGTGTTGCGTGTTGTCCACAATCGTGGCAGACACGCAACACTTGAAGAGGACGTAAGTGCAAGACAGCGCGTCCACTGTCGAAAGTGAATCCGTTTCGACGCCTGCGCCGGCAAGCGCCGAAGCTCCGCCTGCTGCCTCAACCCCAGCGGCGCCTGACGTAAGCGGGAGCCCGTCGCCCGCACCCGGCGAACCGGCCGAAAGCCGCGAAAGCCTCCTCGACGTCGTCCGTAAGGCCGCCCCTAAACGGGACCAGCCTGGTGACGGCGCCGTCGCGGGGGATCCGACGCGGGGAGCTTCGGCAGCTCCGAGCGCGCAGTCGAGACCTGATCAAGGACCGCTGACCCAGGCGGAATACGACAGTTTTCACCCGCGTACGCGAAAGCGCATCGACGAGTTTCGAAGAGAGATCAAAACGCTCAACGAGCAGATGGTCCCGCTTCAGGCTCAGGCGCGAACGACGGCCGAGCTACAAAACTTCCTGAAAGAGGCGGACATCGCCAAGGAAGATTTCGGGCTGGTCCTCGACCTCGCCGCGGCGATGCGACGTGGCGATTTCAAGACTTTTTTGGAAGGCGTCACGCCCTACGTCAAATTGGCGCAGGAGAACCTTGGCATTTCGCTCCCCGCGGATCTGCAGAACGCAGTCCGGATGGGGCACATGACCCAGGACGCGGCGCGGTACGTCGCCCAGGAGCGCGGCGCTCGGCTTCTTGCCGAGACGCGGCTCAACCGGACGACGCAGGAAACGTCGCAACGCGAACGCGCCGAAGCCGTTCAGACCTTCCAGGCTTCGGTCGCGGGTGCGGTTTCCAATTGGGAACAGGGGATCCGAAAATCCGACCCCGACTACGCGCGCAAAGAACCCGTTGTGCGGGATCTGTTGCACGCCGTCGTCCAGGAGCGCGGCCCTCCACGTTCGCCCGCCGAAGCCGTCGAGATCGCTCGTCAGGCTTACGAGCGCGCGAATGCGGTCGTGTCGCGTTTCGTCCCGGTTCCCCGGCAAACTCAACAGGTTCCGAGCAGCATCAATCGGGTCAACGGTGCGCGCGCGGAGCCCAGGTCGCTGAAGGAGGCGATCCACCAGGCGATCGAGCGCACGCGTTGATGAATCTCGCGCTCGGAGCGCTTTCATCACATGGCCTTCACGGCTGGCGAAATCA